CGGTAACCAAGGCACTGGCGGCACAGCCAGCGGCGGCGACACCAACACGTCCGGTACGGGCGGCGCAGCCGGCACACAGGCCGGCGGTGCCTCGCCCAATGGCGGCGGAACGCAGAACACGGCCGCTGCCGCCGGTAACCCTCCGGGCGGTGGCGGCGCGGGTAGCAACTTCGGCGCTCCTCCGGGGACTGGCGGCGCGGGCGCCACGGGCACAGTAAAGTTCAGCTACACATGATCCCGAAGCAGAAATTCGTGCGCCGAGGCGACAAGATCGCGCTTCTCCTCCACTTTGAAGATGGCGACGTTCTTGAGTACCACGAGCACACCCCCGACAACTACCACGACGTGGCCGTGGATGGGGGCAGTGTCCGCATTGCAGGCGAGAACCTTGAGTGGTTCATCGACGTCAACGAGGGCGAGCTCTGCGTCCTGCCAGACGACAGGCAGAGCCACCAGATCATTTCCCTTTCGGGGCACGCGGTTGTCGCGAACGTCTACCGGACTTACAGGCCACACCTTGAGCGCATGATCGGTCAAGACTGGGCATAGGAGAAGAACATGAGCGTCATCACTTGGGACATCGTGAAAATGGAGTGCTCTCCGCAGCACGATGGGCACGATAAGGTGGTTTCCACCTGCCACTGGACGCTCAGCGGCACGGACGGCACCTATTCGAGCTACGCCTACGGTGCCACGCCCATCGCGTATGAGGCGGATGATGCCTTCACCCCCTATGAGAGCCTGACCAAGGATCAGGTGATCGGATGGGTGAAGGAGGCGCTTGGCAACGAACGGGCCGCCGCGTATGAAGCGTCTGTGGCGGCCCAAATCGATATTCAGGCCAACCCTCCCATTGTCAGCCCGCCACTTCCTTGGAGCGAATGATGAACGTCACCCTTACCCTTGATCTGGACTCCGCCAACGACATCGTCAACGTCCTCGGCCAGCTTCCGACCGCGAGCGGCGCCTTTCCGCTGATGCAGAACGTCAAGATGCAGATCGACATGGCCGTCGCTGCCTCGAAGGCTCCTGCAGCAGAAGTCGAAGCGCCGCACGCTGAAGAACCCGCGGCCTAAGCAAGCTGGCGCCTTCGCCTTTTTCTTGGTAGAAGGGCGGAAATTGAAAGGCGAGACATAGTAAAGTGACGACGCCGCAGACAACTCCGCTGACCTATAATGGGTACGTCGCGCAAGTGGCGACGATGGCTGTTGTCAATTACGGGACGATCACCAACGTCAGTTCGAACTCTATTGTGGTCGGTACGGACACGAGTCCGACATCGCCCACCTCGCCTTTCAACACCATCCTTCCGCAGATGCTGAATTACGCTGAGCTTCGTATTCAGCGCGATCTGGACCTTCTGCCGTCCCTCACCTCGAACACCTCGTATTCCCTGACCGCGGGATCGAACCTCCTGCAGTTGCAGACGAACGACTTCGTGACGGTGCAGACCGTCAGCATCCTGAACGGCACAGCCAACACCCCGCTGGTGCCGACGTCGAAGGAATACATCCAGAACACCTACAACGACTCGTCGTCGCTGGGCACGCCCCGCTTCTTCGCGATGTATGGCGGTGATCTGACCACGGGCGGCACGGCCTACAACAACATCATTGTCGGCCCGTACCCAAGCGTTTCGTATCCCCTGACGATTACGGGCACCGTGCGCCTCAAGACCCTGTACCCGGCAGTCGGCAGCGACGGCTGGCCGACTCTGGGCACCGGCACCACCTTCATCAGCACGTACTATCCGGACATGCTGCTGATGGCGAGCATGATCTACATCAGCGCCTACCAACGCGACTTCGGCGCCGTCGGCAACGACACCCAGATGCCGGGCACCTACGAAGCCCAGTACGAAATGCTGCTCAAGGGATCGTCCACCGAAGAGGCCCGCAAGAGGTTCGCCTCGGCCGGCTGGACATCGATGGCACCGGCCCCAGCCGCCTCGCTGCCGAGGTAGGGCCTATGGCATATTCGAGCCTCAAGCTTCTGCCCGGCGTCAACGAGAACACGACGCCGGCCCTCAATGAAGCTGGCATTTCCTATAGCAACCTGATCCGGTTCATCTCTGATGGCCACAACGGCGCGCTGCCGCAGAAGCTGGGTGGGTGGACGGCCTACTACCAGAGCTCGACCTCGCCGATTGCGATGGCCTCGATCACCCGCGCCCTCTGGCCGTGGGAGGACACGAACGCGGTCACCCACCTCGCCGTGGGCATGCAGAGCTACGCCAACAACACCTCGAACAATGCGACCTTCACCGCGACCATCGCGGCCAGTTCGTCGTCGCTCGTGGTCAGCAGCGTCTCGAGCGGCACGATCTACGTCGGCATGACTCTGGGGACGATCACCGGCGGCACCTTCTCTTCGCCAACCACAGTCACGATCACGGGGCAGGTGTCGGGCACCTCTGGCGGCGCTGGCACGTACTCGCTGAGCCAGACCAATACCGGCGGCGGCTCGGCCTCGGTGACGACCGCGGCGGTGTACACCAACAACGCCCTGCTGAACGTCATCACCAACGGCTCGATGTTGTCGAAGACGCCGCGATACATTGCCGACAACGTGACCCCGACCGTCTCCTCGACGGCCGGCAGTACCTATTTCGTCATCACCGACAGCACGACGACCGGCATCACCCAGTACGACACGGTCTACATCGCCACCCCGATTGCGGTCGCTGGCGTGGTGCTGTTCGGCCTCTACGCGTGCGACCCGAACGGCTACCTGAGCAGCACCCAGTACACCATCCAAGCCGCGAACATTCTGGGTTCGCCGCAGGCGGCCACGCTGACAGCCGCGACCTCGAGCTTCACCGCCTCGATCACCGGCGGCGTGATGACCGTCACAGGCTCTCCTACGGGTACCATTCAGGTCGGCCAGACCCTCTCGGGCACTGGCGTCCCGGCCGGCACCGTGATCCTGTCGGGCAGCGGCACTTCGTGGACCGTCAACACCTCCACGGCCGTCTCGAGCACGACCATCACCGGCGCCCCTGTGACGCTGCCGCTGTTCACCGTGGCGTCGGGATCCTCGAGCGTCACCGTGACGCTGCCGAACCACGGTTATAGCGTCGGATCGACCTTCCCCGTCCTCGCCTCGACCACCGTGGCCGGCGTGACCTTCTACGGGAACTATGTCGTCACGTCGGTGATCGATACGGCCGACTTCACCATCGCGCCGAACTTCACCCCCGCCTCAAGCGGCACGGGCTATCTGAACAACGGCAACGCCCTCTACATCTATGGCTACGGCGTTGGATCGACCCCGACGACGACCGGTTACGGCATCGGCGGCTATGGCTCGGGCGGCTACGGCACCGGCTCGAGCGTCGTCGCCTCGACGGGCTACGCAATCCCGGCCGTGGACTGGACGCTGGACAACTGGGGCGAGATCCTCGTGGCCTGCCCGATCATGCCTTCGACGCAGAACATCGCTTGCGCGTCGTTCTCGGGCACCGGTTCGGTCGGCGCCATCACGCTCTCGCAGTACCTTGCCTCGCCGATCCCGGTCGGCTCGCAGATCACGCTGTCTGGCTGGTCTCCGAGCAGCCTGAACACCGTCCAGACGGTGACTGCATCGACCACCAATACCATCAGCTTCTCGACCACCACGACCACCGCCACCGTTGTGGGGACCGTGACGTGGAGCACCGCGCCTTACCAGCCGATCTATCAGTGGAACCCGCTTTCCTCGTCATCGACGGCGACGGTCATCCCGAACGCTCCGCCGGTCAACGACGGAATGTTCGTTGCGATGCCTCAGCGCCAGATCATTGCTTGGGGTTCGACCTTCACCGGCATTCAAGATCCGCTGCTGATCCGCTGGTGCGACGTCAACAACTTCAACTCATGGGTTGGCACGGTCACGAATCAGGCCGGCTCGTACCGCCTGCCCAAGGGGTCGAAAATCGTCGGCGCGATGCAGGGTCCGCAGCAGGGCCTTGTCTGGACCGACCTCAACCTCTGGGCGATGCAGTACGTCGGCCAGCCGTATGTCTATAGCTTCAACGAGATCGGCTCGAACTGCGGCCTGATCGCGCGCAAGGCCGCTGGGTCGCTGAACGGCGTGGTCTACTGGATGGGGCCGACGCAGTTTTACAGGCTGTCTGGCGGCGGCGTTGAGCCGATCCTGTGCCCGATCTGGGACGTGATCTTCCAAGAGCTGGACAACAGCAACAACGGCGCGAACCTATACAAGATCCGCACTGCGGTGAATGCCCGCTTCGAAGAGATCACATGGTACTACCCGACCGTGTCGTCGGGCGGCGAGGTCACGGCCTACGCCAAGTACAATTCCGCGCTCAACATCTGGGACTATGGCACCCTTGGCCGGTCGGCGTGGATCGACCAGTCGGTTCTCGGCGCCCCCATCGGCGCGGATCCCCAGAGTCTTTACCTTTATCAGCACGAGACATCGAACGACGCGGCCGGCACGGCCATGCAGTCTTCGCTGCAGACGGGTTATTTTGCTATCTCAGAGAGTGATGAAAAGGCCTATGTCGATCAGGTCCGCCCGGACATGAAGTGGGGCTTCTTCGGCGGCAGCCAGAACGCAACGGTCAACCTGACTTTCTACGTGGCCGACTATGCCGGCCAGACGCCGCAGGTCTACGGCCCCTACGCGGTGACGCAAAGCACCCAGTACATCTCGCCGCGCTTCCGCGGACGTCTGGTCTCCGTCGGCGTTTCAAGCAACGACGTTGGTTCTTTTTGGCGACTTGGTAATATCCGCTACCGCGTGACGCAGGATGGGAAGTTCTGATGACGGCATCGGTTACAGATATTCTGACCGCGATGAAGAACGTGGTGGTCGCTTTGTCAAACATCGCGACCAATGTTCTTTCGCTGTACAACAACATCGCCACCGTTTCTCTTTTCGAGGGCGCTGCGACTACTTCGACATCGGTCCTGTACACTGCGAATAGTGCGACAAATTCGCATGTGAATACGATCAACATCTGCAACACGGCCGGAACCTCGGCGACGTTTTCGCTGTACATCGTCCCCTCGGGCGGCACGCCTTCGGCCTCGAACGCGATCTTCTACAACTGCCAGATCTTGGCCAGCACGACCACGCTCTGGACTGGCGTTTTGGTGATCCCCACCGGCGGCACGCTGCAGGGCAGCGCCTCGGCCGCCACGGTAACGTTCTCGATTGCTGGGGGCAGCGCAACATGAGTATTACCTCATTTCCTCCCGCACCGGTCTCGACGTCCAGCTCAGTCGCGGCACCTTGGTACATGCAGGTGGCCCGCGGCCTCGTCCCCGGCTGCTCGGAGGTCAATATCTATGGCTTTCAGAGCGCGTTGCCCTCCAGCAGCGGCGCAACCTATTACCCGGTCTGGGAAAACGCGACCGCGTACACATATCCCGCATCGGCTACGACTATGCTCTTGTGGTCGTCGTCGGCGTCTGACACCAACGTGTCGATTCTGATCCAAGGCCTCGATGCTTCGTACAATCAAATTTCCGAAACGCTGACGTTGACCAACGGAACGACGGGCGTGACAACGGTCAACAGTTACCTGCGGATCAATGGCATCCAAACCTCTGGTTCCGTCAACGCGGTCGGCACCATCAACCTCGGCAATGCCGGGAAAACAGTTCAATACGCCGAAATCACGGTCGGCAATGGCAAGAGCCAGATGATGGTGTACACCGTGCCGAATGGGTACACCTTTTACCTGACGCGCTCGAACGCCTACTCCAGCCTGAACGGCAACACCGCAGGAAACTACGCCAATTACCGCGTGCAGACCTTCACCTCGACAGGCCTCGTCCAGACGGTACTGCAGGCCCCGTTCACAACCAACTACCAGACTCTTCGCGTCTCTCCTCGGGCGTACCCGCAAAAAACCGACATTCAATGGCAGGCTGCGGGCAATCCCGCTTCCGGCACCTTTTCTGTCGGCATCGGCGTCGAGGGCGTCCTGATCTCCAACACGGCCGCATAAGGAACACGTCATGCCTCTCAAGAAGGGCTCAAGCCAGAAGACCATCAGCAAGAACATCGCCGAGATGGTTCGCGCCGGTCACCCGCAAAATCAGGCGGTGGCGGCAGCCCTGAACGTGGCGCGCAAGGGCCGCGCGGCGGGCGGCGGCATGCCCGACGACAGCCAAGAGGGCACAAGCTCTCAGACCGTGCATGTCGGCCCGATCCACAGCTCCGTGGCTGGCCGGACAGACCACCTGCCGATGCACGTCCCTTCGGGCTCTTACGTGATCCCCGCCGACATCGTCTCGGCCGCAGGTGAGGGCAACACGATGGCCGGCTTCCGCGTCATGCGTCGGATCTTCGGCGGCATCCCCTACAGTGGCAAGGCGATGCCCTATGGCCAGTCAAGCTCCCCGTACAATGAGCCGCTGCCCGGCAAGGCCGCAGGCGGCGTTGCGACAGTCCCGATTGTGGCCGCTGGCGGCGAGCACGTCGTTTCGCCTGAGCAGGTGATGCGCATCGGCGACGGCGACATGGAAACTGGGCACCGAGTGCTCGACGAATTTGTGAAGCGCATGCGCAAGGAGACTGTGAAGACCCTGCAGAACCTGCCCGGACCGAAGAAAGACTGATATATTTGGAGATGAAAATGACTACTTCTTATGACGATATTGTCGTCCGAGTGGGGACGCCTGAAGACTTGAATCAAATTGTCGAGATCGCGCTCCAAGGCGCAGAAGAAAATGCTTTCGTGAAGTCGAACCCAGAGAAGCTGATCGAAGACTTCTGGCACGGTTTGGTCCAAGATCACGGGATTGTCGGAGTCATCGGCAAGCCCGGAGATATTATTGAAGGCGTGGTACTTCTACGCCTCGGCACAATGTGGTATTCGGATGTGCCGGTGATCGAGGAAAAGGCGGTTTTTATTCGCCCCGAGTACAGAAGTGCAAAGGGTGGAAGGGCTCGGAGACTTTGTGAGTTCTCCAAGCAAGTCGCAGATTCTCTTGGTCTACCCTTGATCATCGGGGTGGTGTCGAACCAGCGTACTGAAGCAAAAATTCGCCTTTACAGGCGACAGTTTGGTGAACCGGCCGGGGCGTTCTTCCTTTACGGGGCGAAGACCGGGGAACTGCAGTGACGGAGAAGTAAGTAATGTGCGGTAAGTCGTCACAGAGTACACAGACGGTCTCGATTCCGCCAGAGGTGCTTGCCCAGTACCGGGCCGTCACTGAGCGCGCCAATCAGATCGATCAGCAGGCGTTCCAGCCGTACTCGAACGACCCGAACGACTTTGTCGCGCCGCTCAATCAGACCCAGAACTACGGCATTGCCAACACAAACGCCGCGGCCAATCAGGCTCAGCCCTATTACGGGGCGGCCACCAACTACGCGCTTGCTGGCGGCAATGCCGTTAATCCCACCCAAATCGGCGCGCAGCAGATCGGCCAGTACATGAACCCCTTCTTGGGGACTGTGGTCGGCAACACCGCCGCGCTACTCAACCAGCAGCAGCAGGCCCAGATGTCGGGCCAAACCGGCAACGCCATTCAGC